AAAATCAAAGTTTTCTATATTAAACTCCTTACTTTGAGCATAATTTTTATTTCTTTCAACGGCATTTAGCATTATCTTTTCTTTTTCTTCCTCAGAAATAGTATTTTCTTGATTTGCATTTTTTATTGACTTATATTTTTTGATGCTAATAAGCCTTTCCTCACTTGTAATGTATTTATTTATCCAGTTATGGATATTTACTATAGATATGCCGTAATAGTCTCCGTATTCTTTTCTAATACCTTTTGCACAAGCTAATTCAATCTCTGAGGTGGTAGCGTTTTGAAAATACTTTTTAAGTTCATTTTTTAATAGTATACATATAGCTTTCATATCATCATCAGTAACTTTCTGATTTATTGATGCAAACAAAGTATTTACAAGGTTAATTATAAACTTATTAATATCCTCATTGCTCAATGTGTTTATTTTTGGGCTTTCATAAGCTGCTACAATGTTTTGTTCTGTTAAAGAAAGTATTTTATTTAAATCTTCGTGTTTAATAATATTGCTCATAATTTTATATTTTAAAAGGTTCTAACTGATTTAAACTTAAAAAACCTTGTAATTCAAAACCTTGCTTAGCAAAAGTTAAGTATTTAATGCTCATAACAGCCCATTCCCTAGATATTATGTATGTATTGTAGTTATCCATAATTTTTATGCTGTCAAAGGTCTTAGCATTTCTTAGTATATAAACATTTAATCCATAGGCATTATATTTTTTAAATAAATGTTTTTCTTTTACTCTCCTAATTGTTAGCTGCCTTTTTGCTAAGGATACCACGCCTATTTTTTTAGGAACATTCCATTTAGCTACTTTCAGATAAATAATAATTCTTTTACCATTATTTTTACTATAGATGGTGTTACCTTTATCATCTTGGCTGCTAATTAATTTTTCTTGTATACCTGTCTTTATCATAGTTAAAAATTATTAAGTTCATCCAGTAATCTTTGGTTTTGTTTTAAGTTGTGCAATACTGCTCCCTGCTTTTCCTCTTTAATTTCTCTTTCTAGCCACTTTTTAGCTGTTAAATACAATGAGCTATAGTTTGTGTTCTTTTTATAATTTTCTATGCTCTCAAGTGTTTTATTGATGTCGTTTTGAGAATAACCTAAATTTAATAATTTTTGATTCTCATCATTAGTCATTTTTAAATGTTTAAACTGTCTAAATATATCTTTATTATCTATTATTAATTTATTATTTACTTTAATTTCCTTTACTTTACTTTCCTTTTCTTTAATGCTTAAGCCTTGCTCTAGCCCCCCTTTAGCCTTGCCTAAGCCCCCCTTTTTTCCATTCTCTGATAGCTTGATTTTCAATGAGTTATATTTGTTCATAGAATTTAATAATCGCATAGAATAAAACTCATTGTCGGTAATTTCAAACAATTCAAATGAATAAATAATGTTCTTAATTTTTTCTTCGGTAGTATGTAAATCAAATGCAATATCAGGAATAGAATCAATAGGTAATTTATAACTGGTCTGTTCTCTTAATATTTCTATTAGACAAAAATAAATTGCGTAACCCTCAAGACCTAAAGACCTCCTAATTCTTAAAATTTTAAAATCATTCCTAGCATTTGCATCGTGGCTAAAATAGTACGCATCTTTTTTCATAATATTTTAAATTAAGGGGAGAATAAACTCCCCTGATTAATTAAAATGGTAAATCTGTGCTATCAGCTATTGAATTACGCATGGTTTCGCTAGACTGAGACTTTTTACCTGCTTCCTTTTCAATCTTCCAAGCTACTATAGTATTAAAATAGCTAATCTCCTTTTTAGCATTGGTAAACTCTCTACCTTTGATATTAATAAACACCTTAATGCTTTCTCCTACCTTTACATTGTCTATTAAATCGCAGTTGTCCTGAGTTAATTCAATCTTGATTTTGTCATTAAATTGAGGATTCTTTTTGTTTTCTACCTCTAAGATAAATTCTCTTTTAGAAAACTTTTCGCTGATAGCTTGTCTCTCAAATTTTTTAAATAATTTTCCTTGTAATTCCATTTTTGTTTAGTTTTAATAGTTAATAATTGATTTTAACAGCCTTCCTCAGAGTTTTCTACTCTAGTTTTAGTTTCTTCGTATTCGTTTAAATATAGTTCTATTACAAATTTTGTTTTTATCAAATCTTCTTTAAATGCTCCTTTCTTTCTGCATCTTACAATTCTTTTAATAATGTCAAATTCCCAAGCATTTAGTTCATTTTCTTCTGCAAATTTGTATAAACTGCCTTTTCTATTGTTATAGTGTTTTGGTGTCATGCGCTTTGCTTATTAGGTCTCCATTTTCGATTAATACTCTCATTTGTTTTTTCAATTCGGCACAGGTATTTAAAATTTGGTCTGTTAGCTGGTCTAAAAAATCAGATTCGCTCATATTGTTGGTTTTTTCCATTGTCTCTAACCATATTTCAGCGTATTTCTGCATATTTTTAAAGTCATGCTTCATTTTATACTTAAAAACACCATTAACCATTCTTGTTTGGTCTGTAGCAGCTTTCATTAAAGCTACTAAAATATTGACCTCTAAGGCATAATCTATTTTATCCATAGTTAAAAAATTATTTGCTGTTGATACTTTAAAAATTTATCCCAAAATTTAATTATACTTTCCTCTAAAATGTTCAGTTCTTCGGCTATATCTTTTCGGTGAACTCTATGTATAAACATTTTCTTCGGTGTAAATTCAGGATTAAAACTGATAAAGTCTAACCATTCAATTTCTTCGGCACAAAGAAAATAGTTTAACACTTGGTATTTATATTCGTTAGGTATCTGATTTTGTCTAATATACTTAACATGAGTTTTTACACTAGGGCATTTTATCTCTATAGCACCTACGAACTTTCCATTTTCTTTTATTAATCCATCAGGGCTACAGCCTAAATAATTAAATTTATCAGATTCAATAAACCCCACATTTTCTACCGAGATATTTTGGCTTTGTTCATACATTTTTCGGGCTTCGGGTTCTCTAGCTATACCCAGTTCCATTGCTGCTGATACAAAATTGTTCTCTATAAATCCTGTAACATTTTCGGCAATGAGTTCATCTATTAAGCCTAAATTATCCTTAGCCATTAGTTCTTTTAGCCTTGTGCCTGTTAGCTTTCCAGTTCTAAGGCGCAGCCATTCGATTGAGCCTTGGTTTACATCATGAATTTTCATAGTTGGTTTTTTAAATTAATAAATGTTTATTCTTAGTCTTCTTCTTCTTCTTCGTCTTCTTCTTCTTCGTCTTCGTCTTCGTAATCATCCAAAGAATCCAAATATTTGTCTAATTGTCTCTCCCAATATCTATCGAATGGGTCTGAGCCGTAACATCCTGCCATAATTGTAAGTTTTTAAAATTATTAATAGTTTAAAATTAATTTAGCTAATTTTTTAGCATCATCAATTTTTATTTCTGACCTTGACAAAAAATTGCCTTTTTCATTACAAAATGATATAATTAAAGATTTATCATTAATATTAAATGTTGTAAAGTAAAATCTTTTATCAGGTATGATATAAAATTCAGTAACATCACAATTTATTATTATATCCATAATTTTCTATTTTAAAACTGTTTTTAAATGGTCTTTTAAAATAATCACTTCGGGTTCATTTCTAGCAACAGAATCAAATCCCATAAAAGCATTTTTCAACTGTTCTAAATTTTTACAGTTGTTCAATGCTGTTAATTCCTTATCAAAATCCCTTTTCTGTTCGGTCTTCTGTTCGGTCTTCGTTTGTGGTTTTTGGCTGTCAGCATCGGCTTCAGTCTCGTCTATTAAAAATAATCCATTAAGCGCATATTTTCTAGCGTATGAACTTGCCGTTCCTGTAGCTTGTTCGGGACTCATTCCCTTATGTTCTGATAGTTCAGCATAACCAAAAACCTCCTCTGTTTTGTCTCCTATTGTTATTTTTGCCGTAGCTTTTAAAAAGGTTTTATTTCCTATTTGTAGTATTTCATCACTTAGCCTTAAAAATGCGTTATATTTGCTTAAAATAGGCTTAACGGCTTCGAGAATATCCTCAGCACTCCTGTACTTATATTTCCCAAAGGAATTATAGTTCCCCTTTGGTACTTTCAGTTCATTTTGTATTTTAACTAGATTTTCCATTTTGTTTAGTTTTAATTGGTTAAAAAATATTCTGTTTTCTTTTCTTTCTTCGTTCTTCTTTTCTCTTTTCTTCCTCGAAATATTCGTTTATAATCTCAATAGTTTTTAAGGTAGCAAAACCATTAAAAGCATTTGTTAGCGTTACTCTACTAACACCATAAAGTTTTTGAATGTGCATTACAGAGCCATGTTTTTTTGCTAACTTCCACTTTAATAGGGTTTTTTCGTCTACTTTTTCAGCGTATTGGCGTTTAATTTTTTCGTTCATTTTTCATTTTGTTTTTTAGTTCATTAATAGTTATTGGTTCGGGGTAAATTGTTCTTTTACCGTTAAAAAAAGTTGTTCTAATTGTTCCTTTTAATTTATAGTCTTGATAAAAGATTTTAGGATGGATAAAATTAAAATATTCGGCTTTCGTTTTATAGTAAATATTAAATATTGAATCTATAAAAATTAATATTCTTCTAATCATCTTATTTTATTTATTTTCGGTTAAACTGTTTATTTTATTCAATTCTAGTAAAAAATTAAGGTCTATAATTAAAGATTTACAACTACCTTTTAAATATATGTATTTAATATCTGTAGTGTCTTTCATGTTTTCGGCTTTCTGTATTCTATTTTGAAAGTCATTTAAAATGTTTTCGAGCATTTCTGATTCAAATTTTTTCATGGTATATGGTTTTAGATTGATATTTAATAATTACACACATTAAAAGACCTTTGTATTTACCCAATAGTCTATAAATATTATTTTCTTCATCCTCTTGCTTTGCTGTTTTATCGATTATATCGATAATTTCAATGGCTGTCAATCCTGAATCAGCCATTTTTAATATTTTATCTATTTCCATAAAAGTATAAATTAATTGGTTTTTAGTTTAATTTTCTTGACCTCAGCATAAATGTATTTAATCCAATCATTATAACTTAGCTTTTTTTCGGGATAGGTAGTTTTAAATTTCGCAGTCATAACAATAAAATTTAAAGGGTTAAATTATAGTTTATTTGTTCTTCTATGTTCAAAATGACAAATTGAGAATTAAGGTTTAAAATAAATTTAATAGCACTTAGTTTACTACTGCTTTTCACTTTTAGGTTTGTAGTTCCTTTTTTGTGTGCTAACTTAAAAAGATAGGTTTTAATAGTTGTTTCCATTGTAGTAAGGTTTTAGTATTGTTATTTTTTAATGAATTCAATGAATTTTTTATTAGCAAGTTCTATAATGTATTTAATTTGATTATTAATTTCTTTTTTATCAATTACTTCAAAATTGTCATATTTTCCAAAATTTGACTTACATCCTTTTATTTCTCCATATTGGTTAATAACTCTGAATGAACTTTCAAGATTTTCATTTATTAAAAAATCAACGGTTAACATTTGATAGTTTTTATTAATTTTTAAAGCAGTTTTTAAATTTTCCATAATATCCAAGTAATCAAATAAATCTGAAAAATCAGAAAAAATCATTTTTACAATCTTTGTTTCGTTGCTTATATCACCATTAATTTTTGAATCAATGGTTATATATATTTTAAATGTAGTTTTCATAGTTGTAAGGTTTTAAAGGGCTATTTAAAGCCCCTGTTTAATGATTCGTTTTAATTGCTCTAAATGTGTTTGTTTAGGCTCTTGACTGTTTTTAGTTAAGTCTATTAGCTCCATATCGGTGATTCTATTGCTAAAACATTTCTTTGTTAATGGGCTTGTATATGTTACTATATATGCTCCCCATTTTGACGCTATAAAGTCAAAGTCTGATTTTGAAATTTTTGTTTTCATGGCTTTAAGGTTTTAAAATGTTTTTAGTTGATATCTATTAAATTACCGTCCCACTCTTTGCCGTTAAGATACCAAACGAAGTTTTTTTGGTTTATTCTAACATTTGGTAAAGCGTTTAATCTTTCTTTTGTGGTGTTACTAAACCAACCAGCATTTGTTATGCTTAAAGTCTTTTTTGGGTCGTTATATAAATAAGCTATTGCGTTATTTTGATATTTTAAAATAGTTACATTTGGCAATACCTCAACAATCATATTGGATTTGTTAAATTTTTTGGCATTTAGAAAGGCGTTAATGCTTTCTTTTGTAATCTTTCTCATAGCTGTAAGGTTTAAAGGTTATAAATGTTTTATTGATTAAATTTTTTATTATACAGTTCTTGGATACCTGCAAAAAAAACATTGGTGTAAACTAGTTCTAATAAACAAAAATATGCTAGTTCTGTTATGTCGGTGCATTTTGCATCCCATGCAATAAAATTATGGGCGTTACATTCTTTGCATATATCCCAGCAATGATTATAGTAAACAATTTCATCATTTATATACTGGCGAATTAAATCGTGTATATCAGTGTCATTACCGTTTTCAATTTCAGATTTTAAAAAATTTTCTAAATCATCAATAAATTTAAATGAATCAAAAGTTTCCATAGTTGTAAGGTTTTAATGTTGGTTTTTAAATTGGTTTTATTGCTTAATTATTCGTAGATAAATGTTCTTACTTTTTTTATAGTTTTATTAGGGTTTTTAGATATTAAACATATAGGCAAATAACCTCGACAAGTGTAGCCCCTAGTAATAGTTTCAGAACCTCCAAGCCTTCTAAAAAATTTCATCTCATTTAAACTTGTAATATTTCTTAACTGCTGCTCTGTTATAGTGCTAGTTTCTTTTTCTGTTAGAACATAAACTGTTTTTGTAGATTCTTTTAAAGAAAAAGTTTCGGTAATCATTGTTAGAGTAAACATAGTTTTAAGGTTTTAAAAGTTTATAGTTGGTTTGTTATTATTTATATATACATATAAAATGGAAATTGTGTCTTTTGTATATTACTAACTTAAAACCATCCTCAATAAATGATGCTGTGTAATCAACACCATTTTGTTTAAAATCAACATTTGGCTTATTTTGAATTAGATATGAACACATACTTTCAAAAAGTTTTGGGTTTCCATTTGCTGAAATGATTTTATACGGTTTGTCAATTACTGAAAAAAATATTCTTGTTTTTTTGTCCCCACTAATAACCAAATTTAAACCGTTGTTATTAGCTGCTACCTGTATTTTTTGTATTATGTTCATAATTGAAAAATATTAAAAATTAATAAAAAAAACTACTGGTATTAATCGCTCTCATAAATCAACCATGATGCAATACTACAACCTTTTATTTTACTTTACAAATGTTCATACAGAAAAAAATTAAAATAAATCGTAACTGATTGAAAATGAGGAAGAATAATTTTAAATGAAATAGTATCTTTTTTTTTGTTGGTTTAAATTAATGCCTTTTTTAGCCTTTTTTTGTATCAATTATTATTGTATTAGTACATAATGAAAGAATGCTTAAAATTTAAATGCTTTGTATATGGGTGAGAATAGTAAAAATAAACCTGTTTTTTTGAATGAGAATGAAAGACAATTCAACGCTATTCAACATAGGAAAGAAATGTTATTAAAAGTAATGATTGAGAACCTGGGTAATGTAACAAAGTCGTGTGAGGTTTTAAATATAGATAGAGGCACATTTTATAATTATTATAATAATGATAATGAGTTTAAACAGCAGATTGATGATATTAAGAATATAACTCTAGACTTTGTTGAAAGTAAGTTGTTAAAAAAGGTTAAGGATGAGGATATAACAGCAATAATCTTTTATCTTAAGACACAAGGAAAGAAAAGAGGGTATATAGAGAAGACTGAACAAGAGATTACGATACAGCCGCCAGTAGTTATAGATTGGAGCGAATCAATACAAGAAGCTGAGGAAATAAAGCAAAACGAATTAAAGCAGGATAATGGAGAAGCAGGAAAGTAAAGAGGTTAGTTTATTCATTGAACAACTTGTTTTGATAATAAACGACAAGTCATTTAAAAAACATTTGAACAAACATTTAGTTGCTTTGATTAAAGAACATGAGCAAGTTATTAAACAGCTTTTAGATGATTAAAAAAGTTGACAAAAGAAAAGAAAAGAAAAAAAGAACCAAAAAAAGAAAAGTAAAGAAAACATATAATATTATAT